GGCGGCAATAAAAACATTGCTTCTATAGCTTCATTAATTTGATCTTCAGTAACTGAACTTTGATCATCTATCCAACTTTTTACTAATTCATAACTCATGATGTTAAAAACTCCACAAAAGGATCGTATACTTGAAAGCCACCAGATAAATCACCGGCGGCCGTTTTAAGGTAAGAAGTGTTCTCTGCAAAAAATATATTCAATGACATTTTTCGATTAGTTCCTGACTGAGGAGTAAATGTATATTCTACCTTTTTAAAATCTTCGTAATCATCTTGGTCTAACATTGCATGTTCAGTCACAGCTGTTGCAGTTGGAGTATAGAATCTATGATATGAATGCGTATCACCTATCGTTAATCCATTCCAATTATAACTGCCTTGATCACCATGTAACCCTCCAGTCGGTAAATTAAATGTAGCATCAGTATGTCTTATACCAAAATAATTAACATATCGAAAATGTGCGCCGGCCGCGGGGTTACGATCTTCTGCACAATATATTCCAGCAAAATTAAGTGGTTTTAATTTATCAGTTGATTGAACTCTTATTTGCGCACCAAATTTAATTGATGTACAATTATTAGGTATAGATAAATGTTGCTGCCATTCTGTCGATCTTGTCCAACAGTTAGTTGAAGTCATCGATGTGCTTGAACTAATACTGCTTAAGGTTGTATTACCTACAATTCTACTATGATTGCCATTAGTAAAAGTTCCATGCTGGCCGTCACCTCTATCAGCATTATCATTCATTATTGAGCCGGCCGACACACCGGTCCCTGGTTTCCACAAATTTTCTGCACCATATATTTTTAAAATCCTTGGTTGAAAGCCGGCCAAATATCCAGCCAAATCATTCGGTGATGCGCGCCGATCTAAAAATAAAAATTGATTACCTATATATGACGAATACCCTTGATTAAAAAGAGGAGAATAATGTACCCAATTAGCTATACCTTTAAATGACCCGATTTGTCTGATTTTACTACTACCATATTTTGCACCATTCCATGATGTCCATACTGGATAATTATCTTGGCTATATTCAGAGTTCAATAACTCATTGCCAGAATCAAGTGATCTTGCTAAGTACGTACCTCTTGCTGTAGAAACTACACTTCCCATATTTAAATATCCACGATTCCTGCACCATATATTACAAAGTTAGGACTATTACTTGCTCCTCCATTTGCACCGCTTCCTATACAAACAACATCTACAATACCGCCTTTACGTATTTTCCAATCAGTTTGTCTTCCTATAGCAGTTAATCCATCCATTACATGTATATATTGGCTGTCTGCATCAAGAGTAATATCACCTTGAGAAGCATTAACGATCGTCCACGATTTTGTTACATCACCCGCAACTGGTTGGAAAAGCGCATAAGTTCTAACGTTTGCAGCTATTTTTATTATTCTTTGTCCAGATAAAGCTTTAAATTGTGCACCTGTTAAATTCGAATTATTTACTGTATGTGTAATAGCAGCAGCACCACCAGCGCTTTGATCTACGAAGCTAAGTTGACCACTACCATTCGTAGATAAGACTTGATCTGCAGAACCATCAGTTGAAGGAAATTGATAAGTACCATCACCACCTAGATGAGTAAGATTATCATCCATCTCGTTATATGTGAGTGCACTACCTTTAGTAGATCTTTTAGTTAAACTCATTGTAGTTCCCCGTTTTCTCCATAATATTTTCCAATATATGCTGTGGTTGTTCCAGGATTATCTACTAAATAATCATCTGAAACATAATTAAATAAATCTTCTTCTTCCTTTGTTAATGGTTGAGAAAAATCGTAACACTCATCTATAAGCTTTTGTTTTTCGACAGGATCCGCTTCTGTAGCAATCCTTGATAATAGGGTTGAGTATACGGGCTTAGGTTTGGTCTTCTCAACCTTTATCTTTTCCTCTTTAACTTTATTTTCAGCTTTAGTTTTTTCTGCTAAAGCTTTTTCTGGTCTAATCTTAACAACTTCTTCTTCGGTCTTAGACTTATCTTTAATAGCAGCAATAATAGCCATCTTAACCTCCAGCGATTACATTGCCTGAGCCTTCAGCCGAAGCATTTGGAACCCAGCTACCATGACCGCTTGTCGCATCACCAATACGATGTACACCTTTACCATTTACAATCACAGTACTGCTTTTACCTACAGCCTTATCACCACATCCTGTAGCATCATTTTCTCTAACTGCAGCTTTACCATTTACAAATACATTAGAAGAACCTGATGCATAAGTTGTTTTATGAAAGGGATTGGGGGTGGCACTCGCATGCCCTTGATGTGAATCGCCTACTCGTGTAATTCCTGGCATATTATTCCCCTAGTTTAGATTAATCGTAGAACCGGTTACGTTTACATTTCCACCAGCAGCTAACACTATATCACCACTTGCACTTGCATTATAGTTACCATCAGCAGTAACATTACAATCACCTGATACAGTTAAATTTGAATTGCCAGCAGATACAGTCGTATTGCAATTACCATTTGTGACTGTAAGATTAGCATCACCATCTACTGTAACGTTACATACTCCAGTGATATGTACATTATCATTGCCAGTCGTAACTTGGAATTTATTTTGATTACTCTGTACAACATCACCATTAGGATGTATTTCTACAAATGTACCAGATGTATGTCTTACATTAATTCTTTCAGCACCCGGTGTATCATCTATTTCAATAATATGACCAGATGTTGTTTGCGTAACTTTATTATTAGGATAGACTGCTGCATACTTTGTGGCAGGTTCTTCACTTACAGTATCAAGTTCTCGTGTGATGGTGTTCGTGCCACGTGCTAACAAGTTTGTGTCTACGTAAGTACTTTCTGTTCCTTGTAATTTCGGATATGTTCCAGAAGGATCTGCGAATCCTGTATCAGTCGATGGTTGTTCTGCATATGTCGATCCAACTGTTCCCATAATAATAGGATCTTGTGCACTTGGACCATCACGAAAGAATCCTACAACCCATGAACCATTCACTAAACCGTGAGTAGTTGTACCTATACCAGATATATTGGCAGAGCTTGTAGGTCCCATGACTGTTGCCCATGGTAAATCCACAGATTTAATATTAGCTAAATTGGCTGTATGATAACCAAAGCAACGAATACGAACTCTTCCAATCTGATCAGGATCGTTTATATCTTCAACTACTGCAGTAAACCATGCAAATTGACCGCCAATAAACCCATCACTATTTCTATTCATATCTTATAAACCTTCACCTTGTGTTTTACCAATTGATGTTCTAGAATCTAAATCATAACCTAGACTATCCTTCTGTACACCAATATCGCACGTGTATTCATTACCATCAAATATATGAGCAACTGAAGCTACTAAATATTTTCCGGAAAGTAATTTATCTATCATTCCTTCCCGCTCTTTAGAACTCAATATATTTTCATCAGTACTTTTTGATATTTTTAAATTAATAATTTTACCAGGACATAATTTGAAATCACCATACAAGGCAAGATCTAATCCCATGAACTTTATATTATGAAAGTAAGAGTTCTTATTTGATATACTATCCTTTATCTTTTCATGATAATTTAATTTTTGACTTCCATTATTTCCAAATGCATTTGAATTAGTAGAGATAAAAAATTCTTTTGAATCATAACTTTCATTTAAAGATGAACCATCAAATTGTATATTTTTTGAAAACCCTTTGTATTGGTTTAACTTAACCTTATTTGAATCTTCATGATTAAAGTTAACTACGTTATAACTCTTAGTTGATATATCGATACTATGTACTACTGCTGAGAATGCACCATCATTAATTTGCTTATACTTACTCATATTAAAATCGGATGTCATTTCTATAATTTTTGCAGAAGCTTCTTCGAAGTGTTCTTTTGTTTCGAATTCGTTAACAAAAAATGGTGTATTATTATAAGTCTTATAAGTCTCTTGATCAACTAATTCACCATATGAGTTAAACTGTAAGCCATCTGATAATGTTTCATAGAAGAAGAAAGGTGTCTCTTCGTCATCAGAATTTCTAAGCAACCATGTAATAGCTTCTAATGGTTTTAGATTAGGATATATACCTGATACTGCAGGTAAGTTCTTATCAGCAAAATTAGTTTTCCCTGTAAACTTAAGATCATTTACGCATATATCTCTAACCAAAGCATTAGCATTGCCATTAAAAGAACGACTAATAGATTTTGTATTACTAATAAATGCATGTTCACTTAAGCATGATATTCTATAGAATTGAATTCCTGGCTTAGGCTTAGAATGATCATATATCTCTGCTATATAACATGTTATATCAAATTTATTTCTAGCCTTAGAGTATGACTCTTGAGTATTATCGAGGCGTCTAACTCTAATATCTATTTTTTCTCCACCAGACAAATGTGACTTCTGTAATAAATCAAAGCCATCGACAATTTTTATGTCTACTTGAATAGATTGTTGAAATAAACTTTCATTAATAACGAGCTCAGAAACAAGCGATTTAATTTCAATGACCTGACCATCATTCATAGTTAACTTAACACTATTTAACTCATATGATCCTGGAGTTGTTGCAACGCCACCTGATGTTTTTGCTGATCTATACATTTATTACTCTCTCGAATTCCTCGACAAAATCATTTATAAAGTTAGGATTGATTACTGATATATATGATCTGCTCTCATTCTTATCAGCAATATATTGTCTATTAGTTTTAAAGACAACATTACCCGATGGATCATCTGCGACAGTTTGATAACCACCATTAGAGATAAGAGGTTCAGCTACAGATGTATTCGTTACAATAAAATCACCATCACCTAAAAGCTCTTGGTTTATTTGATCAAGGCTAAAGCCACTAATTTGTGATTGTAAATTTAAATTCCATTGTAACTCTGAGTAGACTGGAGTTACTTGTGATGATTGCGTTGGTAGTATACTAGGAGAAGTGACTGGTCTTTCTTCAAGATCTCCTTCTATATAATAAAATGCAGGACCATCAGCATAATTAAATATAGTATCAGCTTTAAGAGTATTTAAAGCGTCTGAACCAGTTGTAAGAGTACGTACAGTACCAACAGCATCTGTCCATTCTGACTGCAAATATTCTGCAGTACTAAACGTTCCACCGAGTATATTAACATCTAATTGCCCAGTTTGTGGATTACGACCTGCAACACCAGGTATAACATCATCGATTACGATTAAATTTAGATCTAAATCTTTTCTTATAATTCTACCAACAGCTCCGGAGGTAACCCCATAAACAAATGCACCTAGCTCTAATTTTCCAGCAATAGAATTTTTAGTAGCAGCCGTGCCATCTATCGATACTGTAGTAGGTGTGAATTGCAAAGATAGCCCTGAATAATTACTTTTAATATGTGCTTTCATACCCGAATCAGATAATGGCCATGCTTGTAGACCATCATGTAAGAAATCATTAATAATAAAAAATGTCCAATAGAAATCAGGTGTACCGTATAATTTTTCAGATACAATATCTGGTCTCATACCATCACGTATATAATAGTTTTTATATAACGTAGAATCGTTTAATATACTAGACTGTGGTCGTATAGATCTAAATATATTAACCATTTGTTGTATAGTACCAGTACGATTGAAATCATACGATACCTTTGGAAATTGACTAAAAAAGGACATGCATACTCCTAGAATATATCTCTTAAAGATTTAATTTTATCATTTATTTTTTGTGTGATCGAATCAATTCCAAACCCAGTATCTTCGAATTGATTATTAGCTGATGCAGATCCGCCGTATAATGCTTCACGGGTCATTGCTTTAGTTTCAGTAAACGTTAATGTAATATCTATTTCTGAAGGAGATCCATCAGCGTGAAACATATTAGATCCAGCATTATATGTACATGACATATTAGATAAGAACGATTCCATAATTACAGGCATAAATGTATTTTCTTTATCTCCATGATAAAACTTAATTTGAAACGTAGGAGGATATTCTAAATATAATCTATTTTTTACTTCTGGATATAATGCAGCTCTAAATAAGTTTTCAATCGTTAAAGCTTGTACCGCTTCCTCTTGTGATTCGGCAACTAGTTTAAACGAGAAATTAAACGAACGTATATTAACATTATCAAACTGCAAAACAGTATTAGGATTCATTGCTTCACCAGCAGAAATCTTTTCTTTAGTAAATATCGAAGCTGCACCAATTTCGTTTAATGCTTTACCGACTGCTTCACTAGCTACTGCTTTCTTTTCATCAGCACTTAAAGCACCACCGCTACCACTTCCAACTATACCTAGATCAATGTTACCGTATGATGCTCCATCAGGCACAGAAAAACCAGGTGGTAGATATAAATATACCGCAGCAGCTTCAGGCAAAGCTCTTTTAATAAATTCAAAAGAAACAAATGGATAACCAGATCCAGCTCCGGCTTTTTCTCTTATAGATTGTGGAAAGACAAAAATTTTGGACATACTATTTACCCTATAAATACAAATACATTATACTACTATACCTTTATTTATATGGCTTATTCAGGCAAATACAAAATAAAAAAACCAGAGAAGTATGTCGGAGATCCGTCTAAAATAACATACAGATCATTATGGGAAAGACAAGCATTTAAATGGTGTGAATCTAATCCACAAGTTATTGCTTGGAATTCAGAAGAGGTAGTAGTACCATATAGATGGAAAGTCGATAAGAAGATGCATAGGTATTATGTTGATCTACTCATTAAGATGGAATCAGGTCATGTCATATTAGTCGAGATCAAACCAGACAAAGAAACTAAACCACCTAAACAACCATCAAGACAAACAAAAAAATACATTACCGAAGTCACAACATATATAAAGAATACTGATAAATGGGAAGCTGCACGTGACTATGCAGAAGCTCGTGGTTGGACCTTTGAGATATGGACTGAACATACATTAAAAGCTAAAGGTATTAAACTTGTTGGTGGTCCTATCAAAAAGAAAAAGAAGTCTCCAGTTAAAAAGAAATCAACCATTAAGAAAAAATAGTATACCTCTGTCCCGCCGGGTAACTATATTATTATAACATACTTTCACACAAAAGTACACTGTTATTTGATATAAATAAAGGTATGAGTAAAACAATTATGGATAGTAAATAATGGCTTCATTGTTTGATACACTACAAGCAGGTGCTCAAAGAGCTGGCATCCAAGCAAGGACTAAACAGTCTAAGAATTGGTTCCGTAAAAAAGTTAATGAACTTGGCGACATTACGCCTCGCAAAATTTTAAAGGATGATGCCTTAGATCCATCTTCTAAAGAGATCGCTGGTAGTATGTATATGTACTTCTATGATCCTAAGCATAAGAAGACACTACCATACTATGATAAGTTTCCCATGGTGATTATGGTTGAACCAGCTCCTGGCGGATTCTATGGTTTGAATCTCCATTACTTAGCACCAGGAGTAAGAGCTAGATTCTTAGATGCTTTAATGGAGACTGCACCTAAAAAGATTAATGATAAGAGTAGATTAAAATTACGATACGATTTACTGCAATCAACAAAAAAGTTTAAAGAATTTCAACCTTGCTTTAAACATTATTTAAATAGTCAAGTGAAAGGTCAACCAGTAAGAGTTCCTATGAGTGAATGGGAAATTGCAATCTTCTTACCAGTAGAACAATTCGCTAAAGTCAAAAAAGAAACTGTTTGGAGATATTCTCGCAAACAATACAATGGATAAAATATATGTCGTCAATTGATAGTCTAAAGTCGATCATCGGTAAAAGACAAGGTTTAGCAAAAGCTAATCGATTTCTTGTTATATTTACTCCACCGACACAAAGTTTATTAAATCTAAACCCATTAGATATAGTAGGACGATTAGCAAATGATACATTTAATGCTAAGAGTCTCATATCTGATCCAAGAGATATTGCTTTTCTTTGCGAGTCAACTCAAATGCCTGGACGTAATATTAATACATTAGATTACCAAGCAGAAAAAGAAACAATTAAAATGCCAAACGGATTTATTGATGATGATGTTACAATGACATTTTTATTGACAGGCGATTATTATATGAAAGATATGATGGAAACTTGGATGTCTTCCATTGTCGATACAGAAAGATATCAAGTAGGATATAAAAAAGACTATCAAACTGATATTACTATACAACAACTAAACGATTTTGATAAAAATATATATGGTATACGATTACAAAATGCTTATCCGATTAATATTAGTGCTATTGAATTAGCCAATACCGGAGAGAATACCATACAGAAAGTGACTGTAACATTTGCGTATGATCGATATATACCAGAGAATTTTGTACAGTCAAAAATATCACAAGCATTATCAGCAGTTCCAAATTTACCCTTTGGACTTAAATTACCGAATAAATTGACTGATGGATTGAAGCAAGTGCAATTGATTAGAGATATGTTTTAAATTATTATAATATTATTATAGGAGAATATTATGGCTTTACCAGTATTGAATGCTGCGAAATATAAGACAGTTATACCGTCACTAGGAATGGAAGTAGAATATAGACCATACCTTGTAAAAGAAGAGAAGATTTTAATGATTGCATTAGAATCACAAGATCAACAACAAATATTAATTGCTATTAAAGATGTAATTGCTAGTTGTGTATATAATGAAATCGATGTTGACACATTAACAATGTTTGATTTAGAAGCATTGTTCTTAAAGCTTAGATCTAAGTCTGTTGGTGAAACCACAGAAGTAAAAGCTAAGTGCGAAGAATGTGAACACGAGCATAACGAATTCATTAGGTTTGATGATATTAAAATGCCAGTTGTAGATACTAAGAATACAACTGTTGAATTAACAGATGATGTTGGCTTAACGCTATCGTATCCTAAAGTAGGAGATATCGAAAAGCATGATGGTAGT